AGCCAAAAGAATTACAATCTATTGATGATAATTTACACAAAGATAAAAGATTTAAAGAATTATATACTGAGTTATCTAAAGTAATACAAGGTTGTTTATCTGCACAAAAATATAATTTAGATTTGTTTGAAATATACGTTACAAAATCTTGGGCTACTTTATCTACCAAAGAACAACACATTGCTTATCATAGACATATGAGCAGTCATTTTAGTTTTGTTTATTATCCTCAAGCACATGAACAAGGTAATTTATTTTTGCTTGATGATGATGCACATAAAGTAGGGTTAACCATACCAAAAAGAGATCCGTACTTTACAGAGTGGGATCAGAACAATTATGGTAAAGCTGAGTACCCTGCAGAAACAGGTAATGTAATTATATTTCCATCTATGATGTTTCACGAGACAGGAAAGAATACAAAAGATATACCTAGGCTTTCTATATCAGGAGATATAATGTTAACTATGAAAGAAGGGCTTAAATCTGAACATAATATACCTTCCCCTGCGACTTGGATGAAGCTCTAAAATGATGTAAAATGGCTTATGCCTTTAACAAACGTAACTATTCGACCAGGAATAAATAAAGCAGATACCCCATCAGGAGCAGAAGGACAGTGGATTGATGGAGATTTTGTAAGATTTAGATATGGCCAACCAGAAAAAATAGGTGGTTATACAGCTATTGGTCAAGAAACAATTGCAGGACCAACACGTGCTCAACACACATGGACAGACTTAGAAGGTAGAAGATACGCTGCACTTGGCACATCTAAAGCTTTATATATTTATTATGAAGATAAATTTTATGATGTAACTCCTCTGGCAACTGCATTAACAAGCGCAACTTTTACATCTACAAATGGGTCTAACACTGTGACTGTAAATAAAACAAGTCATGCTTTAGATGTTGGTGAATATGTAACCTTTACCTCAGTTACTCTACCTGGTGGTGGTGCTACAGGTTTTACCGTAGCTAATTTTCAAGATTTTACTTATGAAATTTTAACTGTTCCAAACGCTAATACTTTTACGATTCAAATGAAAACAAATGAATCTGGAACAGGTATGACTGCAGCTGGATCTGCAAGTATTAATCCTTACGAAGAAATAGGTCCAACTATACAAACATACGGTTATGGTTGGGGTACAGGAACTTGGAGCAGATTAACTTGGGGTTCTGGAACAACCACTTCTTCTTTGATTCTAGATCCTGGATCATGGTCACTTGATAATTTTGGAGAACAATTAATAGCAACTATTAAAGATGGTAAAACATTTGTGTGGAATCCTGGTGTATCAAATCCATTAGAACAAAGAGCAACGATAATGACAGGTGCTCCTACAGCTACAAGATTAACAATTACTTCAGATAGAGATAGACACGTAGTGCATTTTGGAACTGAAACAACAATAGGAGATAATACAACACAAGATCCAATGTTTATTAGATTTAGTGATCAAGAAAATTATAATGTTTATCAACCAACTTCAGTAAACACAGCAGGAACATTTAGACTGGACACCGGAAACAAAATTGTAGCAGCGGTATCTGGTAAAGACTACAATTTAATTTTAACTGATCAAGCAGCATATACCATGCAGTTTGTAGGACCACCATTTACTTTCTCAATCAGACAAGTAGGTTCCAACTGTGGATGTATTGGTCAGCACGCAACTGTATATGCAGATGGTAAAGTTTTTTGGATGGGAGCTGGTGGTGGTTTTTTTGTATTTGATGGTACTGTTAAATTACTTCCTTCACTTGTTGAAGACTTTGTGTTCACGACTACCGGATCAAATGTAGGAATAAACTATTCATCCAATGAAATTATATACGGCTCACACAACTCTTTGTTTAATGAGATTGTGTGGTTCTATCCAGCAGGTACACCTTCGGGTAATCCTGCAGTGCAAAATAACAGAGCTGTTGTTTATAATTACGTAGAAAACACATGGTCAGTAATGTCTCTTGCTAGAAGTTCTTATGCGGATGCAAGTACCTATGATGTACCTTACGCAACAGAATATAACTCAACTGCTATACCATCAATTTCAAATATAAGTGGAGCAACAAATACTTTTGGGTCTAGTACTTATTACGCACATGAAGTAGGTAATAATGAAGTAGCACTAAGTGGAGCAGAAACTGCAATACCTGCATATATACAATCAGGAGATTTTGATTTACCTTCTGAAGGCGATGGCCAATATATGCTAAGAGTTAGTAGATTTTTACCTGATTTTAAAAATTTACAAGGAAATGCAATAGTAACTATATTTTTAAAAAATTTTCCTATTGACTCTGGAACTTCTTCACAATTAGGACCTTTTACTATAAACTCTACAACAGATAAAATTGATACAAGAGCTAGAGGACGATTGGCAAATTTAAAAATACAAAACACAGCAATAGATGAAACATGGAGATTTGGAACTTTTAGAGCTGATGTAAACCCAGATGGTAGAAGATAATGAATGAGGATTTAATATTTCAAGAATATAGTACAAATCGAGCTTTACAAGCAACGTATCCAAACTATGAAAGTTATAAAGATTTTGTTATGAGCCAACAAACAGATCCTAACTCTGTTGGAATAGCTCCTCTTAATAATACAATGGGATCAATAAAATCATTAGGAAAAAATTTAATAATGAATAAATTGAGTGGAGGAAATCCTTTAAGTATGGTCGGAGGAATGATGCTTAGTGGACTTAGTGGTCTAAATAATAAATTAAGACAAACAGATTTTGCACAGGCTAAAACGTTAGCTGACTATATGGATATGCAAAAATATGGCGGACTACAAGGAAGACTAGATGCGGCCGCTAGAAACATGGCTCAAGCTAGAGGATTGCAAAAACAAATAGACGCAAGAAATACTAGTCAAAGAACATCAGACGATAGAGGGATGGGACAAACGCCAGCTAGCACTAAAACTTCACCTAGTAAATCTTATTCCGCTCCTCAACAAACATCTGGTTCAGGAGGGCTTCACGATTACTAATGGCTAAGATAAACGTATATGTACCAGAACCACCACAAGAATATACAACAGAAGGTTTTAGACAAATAAACCAAGCATTAGCTACTGTTGAAAATCAATTAAATACTTCTTATCAACAGGACTTGAAAAACGAGCAAGATTCATTTAATTACTTTATGCAATGACAATTAGATATAAAAGTGCAACATTCGATTTAACAACAACAAACGTTACTCCTATATTAACGTGTCCTAGTGATGCAACAATTATAGTTAAAAGTTTACAAGCTGTTCACGATACTGCTAGTAATGTAGACACTCATGCAATAGTGACTAAATCAGGAGGTTCAGCTGTTAAAATTTCATACGAGGAATTAAATAAAGCAACTGTAAATATGGTTAAGAGTTCTTTGAATTTAGAAGCTAGTGATGTTTTATCTATGCAGGCAGGGTCAGCAAATGAAATAACTGGTATTGTAAGTTATGCGCTTATAGATAGATCGCAAGAAAATGGCTAGAAAATTTAAAGATTTTGTAGAAAGAGATAAGCCTAGGAAAAGACCTAGAAGACATGTGAAGAGCCCAAACAAAAAAAAGAAGTTGCAACACAATAAAAAATACAATAGACAAGGACGTAGACAAAAATGAGTGATATAATTAAAATACCTGCAGAAGCAAAAGAAATAGTAAAACATAAAAGAACAGGTAAAGTATATGATAACAAAGCTCATTTTGATGCTGATGTTGCTGATCCCAATACTGATACTACTGTGGATGACTTTAGACAAGACCTTGAAATTAAGGTTACTAAGGTTACTATGGGGGCTGCCACAAAAAAATAATGCAACCTCGAGGAGCAACAGAAATCCAAATGGAGATGCTCCATAAGCATGTTTCTAAAGAATTATTAGATCAAGTACAAATTTGCACATCAATACCAGGTAAAGTACCAATAGATCCAGATAAACTTAATATTCTTTGGCAAAAGAATTCTTGGGATCAACCTAACCTACAAAAATTCTTTAAAGATAAAGAAAGATACAAAGAGTATGATTGGTATGTATTTAATAGTCATTGGAACTATGAAAAATTTAGATATGCTTTTGATATCCCAACAGAAAAATCTGTAGTAATAAAAAATGGTATAGATAATTTTCCAATAAGGAAGAAATACAAACGAGGAAGTCCTATAAAATTAATACATCATTGCACGCCTTGGAGAGGTTTAAATGTATTATTACGTGCTATGCAAGAGATTGAAAACCCTAATATAAAATTAGATGTTTATAGTTCATGTAAAGTTTACGGATCTGAATTTGAAAAAAACACTGAAAAAGATTTTGAAGCACTATATGAACAAGCTAGAAAATTACCCAATGTAAACTACATTGGTTATAAACCAAATGAATATATTAGAGAGGTTATGCCTAGCTACGATATGTTTGTATATCCATCTATATTTGAAGAAACATCATGTGCATCAGCACTTGAAGCATTAGCTTCTGGTGTACATGTCATTACCAATAACTTTGGAGCTTTGTATGAAACATGTGCAGAGTGGCCTGTATACATTAATTACTCAACAAATTATGAACAGATGGCACAAGATACTGCAGGAGCAATTAATATAGCTGCTGATTATTTACACGAGGATTTCATGCAAGACCACCTGGAGGAACAACAAAAGTTTTATAAAAGATTTTATAATTGGCAAAAAAAGGGTATGGAGTGGACAAACTTTCTGAAAGGAGCTTTGAATGAAAGAAACAATAAATGAGGATACTTACCAAACACTAAAAGAAGTTGAGGTAACTCCATACGAAAAAGCCACTCTTCCTATGTGGAAACCGGACACCGGACAAAAAGAAACAAAGAAAGTAGTTAAATCAAAATATAGTATAATGATTTGTACGCCTTGTCATAGTGATGTGACTATGCATTACACACAAGCTCTTTTAGAATTACAACAACTTTGTATTAAAAAAGGAATTAAAATTACATTTACTTTATTAAAATCATCTTTGGTAACACAAGGAAGAAATTTATGTACTTCAGCTTTTTTAGAATCTAGTTGTACACACATGTTATTTGTAGATTCTGATATATATTTTAGAGCAGAATCTATTATAAAAATGCTAGATCTAGATAAAGAATTAATCTCTATTCCTTATCCTCTTAAAACAATGATGTGGGATAAGCTTTATAAAAAATGGAACGATGGTGAAGTTAAAAACCCTGGAGATATACACAGATGGTTAAATACTTACCCTATGAAAGTAGAGAACCCTGAGAATATAAAACTAGATAACGGTGTAATGGAAGTTACACATAGTCCTACAGGATGTATGATGATTAAAAGAAGCGTGTTTGACAAGATGATAGAAAAGTATCCAGACAAAAACATAGTTCAAAAGACAGTAATAAATGGTGAGTATGTAGATAGACCTAATCTATGGAACTTTTTTGATTGTATACATGACCCTGAAACTAAGACTTATATGGGTGAAGATTTCTCATTCTGTAAGCTATGGAAAGACATTGGTGGTAAATGCTACGTTTATGTCAATGACCCTATTATACATGTAGGAGAACACCAATACGAGGGTTGTTTTAGAGACGAGTTGAAACTGTCTGAGTAAAATGGTATTATTTCATACTTAAGATCTTAAAAGGAGA